AATCATGATACAAGCATAGCAGTAATAGATGACAACAATCAATTGGCGTTTTACGAACATGTTCGCGGAAAAGATATAGATGTAGATCTTGTTAAACGAGCAATTCGTTCAACTTACCAAGGACCTAGTCGTATTGCTTGGTTTGAAAGACCTTGGGTTAAAAAGACTAGACAGGCATACGCAGGTCAGTGGGATGCCGTTAAAGATACAAGAGTGTTGCCCAGTTGGTGGGCAAAAGTATGTAATGTAAGTTACGCTAAGATTAAAACGTATCCTCATCATAAATCACATGCAGCCGCCGGTTACCTTACATCACCGTTTGAAGAAGCAACTGTAGTTGTTATTGATGCTATCGGAGAATGGGATACAGCAACTATATGGCACGGCAAAGGAAATAAACTTACTAAATGTTGGAGTACACGTTACCCAAACAGTCTTGGATTGTTCTATAGTGCGTTTACTAAACTATTAGGATTTACACCAATCAGTGAAGAATATAAACTACAACAATTAGCATCGTTTGGAAATCCTTCACGCTACTACGATCGTGTTAAAAGTTATTTCGAGTTTCCAATGACGTTGCGAACTAGTTTACACAGAGGTGTATGGGATTGGGAGCTTGACTCAAAAGATGATGTTGCTGACATTGCCGCGGCAGTACAACAAGTGTTTACAGAACAAGTAGATTGGTTAATGGCTAGAGCATACTCTGAAACAAGATGTGGTAATCTTGTGTATATGGGAGGCTGTGCTATGAACAGTGCTTACAATGAAAAGTTAAATGATATGTGGCAACAGGTATGGAGTATTCCAAATCCAGGAGATCCTATGAGTGCTATAGGTGCCGCACTGCTTGATCGAAATATAAGAATCACTCCTGAAGATATTGGAGAAGTTAAACATTTAGATATAAAAATCACTTGATTTATTTAAAGGAAGAGCGTATAATAAAAACATGATAAAAGATTATGATTATGATATACAGAAACTGTATTTAGAAATGATGATGGCTGACGCTGAAACGTATGTACGTTGTCAGGGCATTTTTGATAGCAGTTTGTTTGATAGAAAATTACAAGAAGCGGCAGAGTTTATTCATACCTATGCTCAACAGTATTCAGTTTTGCCTGATTTTGAAATGGTAAACTCAACTTGTAAAACAGATTTAAAAGAGCCGGGCGAATTAAAAGATGGTCACATACAGTGGCTTATGGATGAGTTTGAAAGTTTTACAAGACATAAAAGTTTAGAGCGAGCAATTATTAAGAGTGCTGACTTGTTAGAAAAGCATGACTATGGGCAAGTTGAAGCAATGGTTAAAGAAGCAGTACAGATTGGACTTGCTCGTGATATGGGTACAGATTACTTTGATGATCCAAGAAGCAGACTGTTAGGATTAAAAGATAAAAATGGTCAAGTAACAACAGGCTGGCAAGCACTAGACAATAGATTGTTTGGTGGATTTAACAGAGGCGAACTTAATATTTTTGCTGGTGGATCAGGTGCTGGTAAAAGTTTGTTCTTGGCAAACCTAGGTGTAAACTTTGCTCTAGCAGGAATGAATGTAGTTTATCTTACACTAGAACTTAGTGAAGCACTTGTTAGTATGCGTGTTGACAGTATGGTAACAGGTATTGGTACTAGAGAGATTTTCAAGAACATTGATGATGTTGAAATGAAAGTTAAGATGATTGGCAAGAAGTCAGGTATGTTCCAAGTTAAGTATATGCCAAGTGGTAAAACAGCCAATGATATTAGAAGTTATCTAAAAGAATACGAAATTAAAATGGGCAAGAAAGTAGATGTACTGCTTGTAGACTATTTGGACTTGTTAATGCCCATTGGTAAAAAGATTAGCGCAGAAAACCTGTTTGTAAAGGACAAGTATGTATCAGAAGAACTGCGTAACCTAGCGATGGAGTTACAGTGTGTGTTTGTTACAGCATCACAGTTGAATAGAGGTGCTGTTGAAGAAGTTGAATTTGATCACAGTCATATATCAGGTGGCTTGAGTAAGATTCAAACAGCAGATAACGTGATTGGTATCTTTACAAGTAGAGCAATGCGTGAACGTGGAAGATATCAATTACAGTTAATGAAAACAAGAAGTAGTTCAGGCGTAGGACAAAAAATAGATCTAGGTTTTGACCTAGACACACTAAGAATTCATGATCTAGAAGAAGGCGAAGAAGAAGCACCAACACAACGTTCAAGTTCACTAATAAGTCAAATTAAGGCAAGAAGCTCAACAGTTGAAGAAGCTGATCCATCAGATGATCCAACTGACGGAGCTCCAGTTAAAAAAATCAAGGCAGAAGTAGGGTCATCAAAACTAAGGCAGTTTATCAATACCTTGGGTGATGACGATGAAGACTAGTTCCCATAAATTAATTGAATGGCCAATGAAACATGACCACTATGAAGTGGATTGGCCAAAGGTACGAAACAAACTAGGCAACGGTATTACCAATTGGTTACTAGAGCTAGATCCCACAGACGGCCAAGTTGTTATACTACATCAACCAGAACGTAAACGAGCAAGTCTAGCAGTTGAGTTTTACAACAAAGAAAGCGAAGATATATTTGTGAGTCTGTTAATAGGCTAAATATTACATGCGCTTAAATGATGTACTCAAAGAAGAAATAAAACGTTCAGTTACCGTAAACAAAAACCTAAATCCAAAACTTTGGGAAGGTGATCGTATGCGTGATGACGTACGAACTGCTCTTCTAAAAATTGGAAAACACTTTGAAGATTTTATTGGTGTAGACTTGCCTGTAGTAGATTACACAGTTACAGGATCAAACGCAAACTATACATGGAATGTGTATTCAGACCTTGATTTACATCTAATTGTACGCGGAGAAGTATCTGAGGAGCAGAGAGAGCTTTACACCGCTAAAAAGGGCTTATACAGCGAACAACACACCATTACAGTAAAGGGTATACCAGTAGAATGCTATGTACAAAGCATGGAAGAACCACATCATAGTACAGGCGTATTCAGTGTTGGACGCAACAAATGGATTGATGAACCAAAGAAAACCAAACCAGATATTGATGACGTAGCACTAGTTAAAAAGCGTGAAGCACTGCTACATGATACTACTAGAGCATTACTAGAACCCGAATTGGAAAAACTAAGAAAGATCAAAGAGCGTATTACCACAATGAGACGAGCAGGACTAGAACGTGCTGGAGAATGGAGTACAGAAAATCTAGTATTCAAAGATCTACGTAACCTCGGAGTTATTGATCAACTGGCAAACAAAATACGAGAGCTTGAAGATGATGAGCTTAGTTTGGAGCATGCCTAAGATGGACTTATCATTTATTACAGCAGATTTATTAAACAATATTAGTTGGTTTGATGGTATCATGTATATTGTACTTGGTCTCATTGTTTACGCAATCATTAGATGGATTAATAAAAAGATATGAACTGGCGTTATCCAACAACAGTAACCAGCGCAACATCAGACTATGTTGCCTGGACTACAGGAAATCTAGCAGGTGTAGATTTTGATCAAGTTCAAACAGTTGATCCTTTGATATCAGTTTGTGTTAACGTATCTGGTAGTACTAGCAGTTGGGATAACAATCCCGCAACGCCTACAGAGATACAAGATCAAATGAAAATCACAAGAAGTGCTCCACTACTAGTAACAGGTTTCAATCATAGTGTCACAGGCACAATCAAAGGCATTGAACTTGAAATTGTAGGACAACGATACAATAGAATCATTGATTGGGATATACGTTTGTGGAATGGCGCAAAACTAGGCAACAACAAAAAGATCAAAATAGAACGCAACGATAGAGATCAACCCAACAACATTCCAAACACACAACTGTACGGTTCAAGTACAGACCTATGGGGAGCAGAATTAACTGCTACTATTATAAATGATCCAGGATTTGGAGTTTCAATCGAAATGGCCAGCCATCCTATTACACCACATCGCGACACAGTATACATTGACAGTGTTCGTATGCGTGTGTTTACTTAGAAACTATCTGTAGTGTAACACGCGGTGTGTGTCCAAAATTAGCACTGCCATGCTCACACTGATGATCCTCAAACTCATACACACCACCAACTAGATAATCGTCATACGTCCTTGTGCCTATACCAAACACATGTCCTGGTGCGGGAGGTGTAAGTGGTACCCATAGTCGTCTACCCTCTTCATGATCAAATGTATCGCGATGTGTAGGAAATACACAACCAGGATCTAGTCTTACAATCCACCAACGATAGCTCTCCACACCCTGTATGTGCCAAGGTTGAACTCCTAGTCCATAGTCATTGGGATAGTAAAATCTCCACTGTGCGCCAGGATAATCACGCTCACGTGTAGCATCTGCTAGTTGCTGTTTGCTGGCTGTGGCTGTTTCACGTCCAGGACGTAGTTCGCCGTTCATTGCGATTGTGCGTTCTACTAACCACGGTTGTAGTTGACTTTGTATGTTGTCAATCTGTTTCATATCAATATTTAAATACTATAAATAAACTAGCAGTTAAACGTGGAGAAAGCAATGAATGGAAGATTAGGAACAGCAGATCTAGTAGCAGGTGTATCTCAGGACGTGTATTCATGTCCAGCAGGTTACGCTGTAGCAACAGTAACAGTGGTCAATAGAGCAATTACAGAGTGCAACATAAAGATCGCAGTGTCTAGTTCAGTCTCTCCAAATCCCGAAGACTATATTGAATGGCAAACTGTTATTCCTGGTAAAGGACATATAGAACGCACAGGTGTTAGTCTAGAAGCGGGCAAATCAATCATTGTAGAATCAGACTCCGACAATGTAAACTGCGTGGTATGGGGCAGTGAGGTAGGCACATAACACAAAACTAACACCTCTACAACAAAGGTAGCAAGATGACAAAACATCTACATCTTATAGTAAGGGCCACCGTTGAAAAACCACAAACTGATCAAATACTCGCTAGACTAGAACTCCAAGACCTAATAGACCTAATAGACATGCGAACCCTTAGTGGACCGCATTCAGAATATGTACACACACCCGGTAATCGGGGCATGACCGTTAGTGCTATAATAGAAACCAGCCACGTAGTTATGCACACCTGGGATGAACAATCGCCAGCACTGGTACAACTAGACGTATACAGTTGTAAACAGTTTGAGTTACAAACTGTGTTTGATTGGTTTGCTCAGTACAAGCCTGTCAAGATAGAGTACAAGTTTTTGGATAGAGAGTCAGGTTTACGAGAAATATAATACACGTCGTGTAAATATTTCCATGAGCACACTGCACACATTTGGGTGTTCAATCACTCAAGGACACGCACTACCAGACATAGTAAACACACTCCGTCACCCAAACGGAGAACCTCTCACAGCCAGTGAAGTTGATGCGATGGGTGATAGAGCGTGGGAACAGATACACCGATACGAACCAAGTGATTGGGCATGGCCCAGTGTACTGGCCGCAATGCTTGACATGAAGTGTGTAAACCATGCTCGCCGTGGAGCCTGTTTCAATCAGATAGCACGGCAGGTAGCAGTAAACTACCGTAGCATACAGCCCACAGACACTGTGATAGTGATGTGGACATACCTAAGCAGAATCAGCCTACAGTGGCCTGCGAGAACCACAGTTCCATTCTGTACAATAGTAGACACAAACTTTGCTATGAAAACTGTAACAGCAGGATTCAACAAACTGTTTGGACTGAGCAGTAGTAGGGAAACAGGTCGAGACAGTGAACATCAAGACTGGATTGAACGCTCTGTGAAAACAGTGTACACAGATCCACGTGACACATGGGATCGCTACTATAACAGTCTAGTGCAACAGATCACAGTGGACGGCCTGCTAAGAAGTACGGGTGCTAGAGTAATACACACAAGTGTAGAAACAGAAACAGTGCTTGATCAACTGGATGAAGCAACAGAGGCGCTTGAACACAGTCTAAGAACAGAGTACAAGATACCCAATCCACACGACTGGTATACGCTAGACATAGACTATAAAGGCGCACACGTGATACACGATCCTAGAATACCACCCGCAGAGAACGATATGCATCCTTCAATAGCACATCACGCCCGTTACGCAGAATACATACGGGACCGCTACTTCAAGAACTAGAGCGCGAAGCGCCAGCGGTTTGCGCTAGAAAACGAGAGCGTAGCGATTGCGAAGCAAAGCGGTTTTGCGCAGATTTTTCCCCTTGACGTGTACAGTAAACAACAGTAGCAGTGTTTCACCTGCTACGTGCCCTACAGTTCTAGTGGGAACGTTCTATCACAGTGTATGTGGGAACTTCTATATATGTATGAACATGATCTGGTGGCAGTATCACAAAGTCCTTGTGTAAACAGCTCATACCTTTATACACATCATGTAGAAATTGATCATAGTATAACTGTGCTACAGTACAGTCTGCAAACGTGCCTATGTACACGTTACAACACTGTTCCCACACAGTGCTTACAGTGAGTATATAATCGAGCATACGTGCTCCTTATGTGGTTGAATACAGTATTTACTACTGTCCTGTGGTGTGATCTGTTTCGTGTGATATGTTGTGTATACGACTGTTCCATTTTAGATAGAACCATATGTGTAGTGGATTTGCCCAACACAGCCAAAAGCGTGTGCGATTAATGTGGCATTCAAAGGGTACTACATGCTTGCCAAAATCTTTGAATAGATCTTTACAGTCGGGAAAGTCTTTGGTGTATACACAGTAGTGATGTTCTTTTAGCATGTGTGTATTTACCAAATGGGTCCTGCGACCAAAAATGCAGCTGTGCGAATTTTTTTGGTGAAGTACTTAGGATTTCAAGGTGGTGATTTTTAACCACTAGCACTAGCAAAATAGCTATACAAAACAAGCACTTACGCCCCAGCCCCCCACCATGAGATGACTTCGCCATATCGGTCCACCACTCGGTGTTCACATTCATAATCATGTGCCCCGAGTTCGGCGATCTCCTCCGCCTCTTCCAGTGTCTCACAGAAGGCTTCGAACTCTTCTACGTCGCCTTCTGCTATCCTTATCACCCTATACATCGTCGTTCAGTGCAGGCTTCAGCTCTGCTATTAACTGTGTCTCCACAGTGTGTCCTTTCTGTTTGTTATCACACAGTGCTAGAACTCTGCGTCCGATCTGCTCGCGATTGTCCAGCTCTGCTATTGCCTTGTAGAGTGTCCAACTGTTACGCTTCACATCCTTTAGTCTATACCAATGCTTGGCAATGCGTCTGCGTAGGCTACCCTCTACACCCAGCTTCTCTTCTACATTGGTAACACCTATGTAGGTTGAGCCGTTTACTGTTAGCTCGTAAACAATGTGTGGTCTGTTTTGGCATTTGATTCTTGACATATTTCGCTCCTATTTCCTAACTGTTATATACAGTATATGCTCAGAGCGGCACTTTGTCAACCAAAAAAAGGCCCTATTTTTGGAGTCGAGTATGGCCAACGACTCGCATCAATTCAGGTACATTCCATATTTAGAGAGCCCTGTCGGTGTACCCAAGGACGCAACTGCCCTTTCTTAGCTCTGGTTATTCCCCTAGAGGAATTTCATTTCGTGCTCTTCTTGTGCACGATAATACTCGTCCTGTGCTATGGTTGCGAGAGCGTGTTCCAAATCACCTGCTCTTACACTATCGTTCTTGAACACAGTCTCTGCCAGTTGATGTAGTTCATCCATAGTCAACATCTGTATTTTGGTTGCTAGTAGATCTACATCTTGATGAATGCCCAACGGGCTCATACCCGCTAAGGGCGCAACTTGAGGGGTCTTCATATTAGTATCCTTTCTTCGCATAACCATCAATGCGATCTAATAGTGTTTGTTTATTGTTTGAGCATATTTCTACAACCTTAGGATGTGTTAGATTGGCCTTAATCTTTGGTAAGAAAGATGTAATGTTGCTAGGTAGTTCTAACTCGGCAGTTTG